TACAACAAAAAAATCAGGTACGTACATTGTTGGTTTACCTGTAAGTGGGTGTTTGTAGGGAATACGTAACGCTTCACTGGCCCAATACAACACATTACGATTAGTATCACAAAATGTCATAAAGGTTAGTTCCCAACCTGAACGATATTTGGGAGTATGTTTACCTACATACTTTTGAGGATTTTTAGGTGTATAGAATCCTTGTGCCCACTTACCCATATTATTGTACTATGTTACGTGCAACTGGTTGGTTGGCTTGTGGTATTACACTAATACCATACAAGGATGTTTTAGATTTAAAACTATTAAGATAGTAAGCAATTATTTTATTCATTTGCAATTTATTTGCTGTACCTTTAATTTGCGCTAGTAAGTCTAGCACATCTATATTTGCTTCTTGTGCTACTCTGAATAAAACAGCAGTAAAGTTATCAGCAATATTTTTTGTGGCACATACTTCTAAAAAATAACCGTGTACTACATCGTATTGTGATGCGCCTACTTGTAAATCAGTAGCGTAAAAGGAATCAAAAATTCTAACTGTTTGATCCAGTGATGTTCTGTTATCAATAATTTTAGGCATTATATAAATCCATTAATATTATTTTGAGATCCTGCTGTAGCATTAGGTCCAACATTCTGTGCATTCTGTCTTGCAACTGTCGGTGATCCTGCAGTTCCAGTATTAGATGGTGTCTGACCATATATTGGTATATCAAATAATTTTTGTCGTGTGTTATTTGAAGCTGATCCATTCAATGCATTTTGTATTGCTTGTGATACTTCAGCCTTTAAGGTAGCCTTAAGGTTAATATTTTTTAAAGAGTTATAAGTAACACCTGCAGTTCTAAGACCATTTATCAACTCGCCATCAGCTAATGCCTTCATAGCTCCGCCAGCGCCTGCCACTATACCATTGGGTCCTAAGATATTACTATTAGAACCCGGTATAGAAATAGGACTTAGTTTTCTGTCATAGTTTTGTTGTGTGCCAAATCCAGTGACAATGTTGTTTGGTGTATTACCATCTAGTTGACCTTGATTATAGACAACTGTTTCATAGTCTAGTGTCATACTATTTTCCATGATACCACCACCTTCAGAGTAATTATAAGTATCATGACCAAATCTAGTAATAATAGGATTAATCAAAGTATAAGCAATAAAATCATGTTGGTTAAAACCAAACACTGTTATATTCTTAAAAAAAGGTATCTTAGTATCTGTTTGAGTAGCTGATTCACCTATGTAGCCCCAATCATCATCTCCTGTGATACTAGGTACATATGCTGTTCTTGTATTATAATTTGAAGCATTTGCTGGGGACGCAGTTCCTCCACCTTTTGTTTCAGTAGAAGGTCTGCCGCCTCTGGCTCCGGCAAATACTACTTTAGGCTTATTACCATCTTTGTAGTAATATGTATAGTATTTGTACCACATGCTGTTAATAGCATTACGATTATCATCGTGGAATGTTATTTCGACAGGGTCATATTTAATTTTAGTTTGTACAATACGTTTACGATTGTATTGATTCATATCATGTGTAGCAAATGTAAAGTTAGGTAACTTTACAGATTTAACTAATAAACTAAAATTTATTTCACTAGCAGTAGCATAAGCTTGGGGATTTATATCAAAATACACATGAAATAAAAACTTAAATTTAGGTGCGTTTTGATAAAAGTTTGACCTAAAGGTCTTTGAGGCGTGAGTAAAATCACGAACGTAGTCGTTGCCGAAGAAACCTCCGGCAACGCCCTTAAGAAAGTCCTGAATTGCTCCGGGCATTTTAACCCTTTACAAATTAGGTTGTTCCACCGATACCTGTTGCAGGACCTGTAGAACCGTTGAATGCACGACCAACGCTTGCACCAACGCCAGAATCAAGAGGATTCTGAACAGCGTTATCATATCTAATTGTTAGACTGACTGTAACTGCATCGTTAGTACCATAATTTAATGCATTGTAGTTAGCTGTTTGCAAGAAGCAACCATATAGTTCCCATGTTTCTAAAACTGTAGGAGCTAATGTAGGACCATTACCACCGTCTAGAATTTGAATGTTTGTTTGGAACTTATAGTCTGATCCAACTGCAGCGGAAGCTTGTTCAACGAAATCTAATTGCTTCTGTAATTGTTGACCAACTGCTTTAGAAACAGAACCACTAGCATCATCACGGATATTAACTGTGAATGGTTGCCATGTATGCTTACCAGCTAGATACAATGTTGAATTGTATACTGGTAGTGTGATTTCAGCAAATGACACGTTTGGACGTGAGCAATCGATAACTTGCTTTGTTAGTTCTAAGCCATTAACAGCATCAACCCCGAAGTTCAAGAAATTGACACGGAATCTGTACTGTAGCTTAGGCATCAATAGACCTTGGTTGTTGCCAGCATTATCTGCTGCAACGGTCATATTGAACAATGATTGTGAGGCTATTGCCATTTTTGATTCTCCTGTATATTATTTATCTCAATAAAAGGGGACCTAAGTCCCCTTTAATTATGCTCCAGATAATTCACCTGTGTTCAAGATACGAACTGGGATGTAGATGAATTCAGCAGCCTTAACAGGCTCAACTGCAACGTCAATCCAAAGTTCATTTCTATCGATTCTAGCAGGAGTGTTGTTTGATTCATCACAAACTACTAGATAATCATATAGACCACGTTTTGCAACCAAGTCAATCATCAATGATTCAACAACACCTGAAATTTGTTGTCTTGTCAATGGATCGTTTGGTTCAAATACGAACGGTCTAGCTGCAAGTGTCAATTGTCTACGGATATAAGCAACTAAACGTGCTACGTTAGTTCTGTCAAGTGCTGACTGACTATTGAAGCTAGTCTTATTACCATAGTTCAACAAACCATTACCAGTAAAGAATACTAGAGGGTTGATAAAGTTAACATATAGAACGTCACGTATACCAATACGTGTCTTGATGACTTGGAATTCGCCAGTTGTTCTATTTAGATAACCAATGTTTGCTGCGTTATCAATAATACCTCTACGTGTACCTGCTGCCGCTAACCATGGATAGCTAATTGTGTCATTACGTAAGAATGTACGTAGCATCATGTGTGATGCAGGAACAGCAACTAAGTTACCACTTAGGTCACTTGCTAAGCCACTTGGATAGAATAGACCCAAGTATGTATTACGTGTTAAACAACCTTCTTCGCCTGTGCTTGTTGCACCAGCTGCATTAGTTGCCCATGCTTGAATATCTGTAGCACTATCAGCTAGACCCATTGGTGTGTCACCTAAGATATAACCTGTCTCACCACGATCACTATTTAGGACGACCATGTTAGGTTGTAGTTCTGGATAGTTAGGTGTAGCCATTAGATTGAAGAAGTTATCTTCGTCACGAATGTCTGTGTTTGTATCAATTGCTGAACGCAATGATTGTACAACTACAGCACGTTGTGCCTTACGACCCATATAAGGAGATCCATTGCTTTGATTACCGCTTACAGTTACCCATGCATTTGTCTCTGTTGGTAGAGCTTCGCCTGGGAAATTAGTACTGTTGAAATAATTAGAACGGAATTGCTTAACGTTATATCCTGAACGGCGTGAGTTCCATAATAACATACCAACTGGATATAAGCTTGACTCCGGTGCATCTATGTCTAGATAATCACTAGTTAACAAACTTACGATTGATGGAATTGGATCATCTGTAACTGACGTTGTACCGTTAGTTGCCCAACGTGCATCAGCAAATACAATACCTGATGCATTAGTTTGATCAGTATTATCAATTAATACCCATTTATCAATACCATCAACTGATTGCCAGCGTGATATAATTGGATATTGTTCTAAGTCTACTGTAGAAATCCATATATCGCCGTATACTAATGCAGTACCGTCGCTTTGTGTGCTTGGTTCACTTGCGCTAATAATAGGACCATTAGGATCTGTTGCATTTACCCCTGTTGGTGTTGGGAAACCATTGGTGTCATAGTTTGTATTCTTATAACCAACCCATCCTGAAGATGTGTTGACCATAATATCTACTTGATCCACAACGCTGTAGAACCAGTTAGTACCATTTGCAGGTTCTGCTACGGGCTCACCCTCATTGGCGTCATATGTAAATGTGACCCAATTACTCAATTGAATCTGATAAGGTGATTGTGAAGTACCTGAAACATAAGTCAATGCTTGTACTGCACCTGAACCATTTACTATAGTAACCTCAACTACTAAATCATTAGCCGGAGAAGTTCCTCCCAAATCAGCACCACTAAATGTTACAGTATCACCTACTGCGTATCCAGAACCGGCGCTTGATATAGTAGTTGGTCTTACACTATAACTTCTATATGAAGAAACTACAGTTGGAACTAAACCAGTACCTACACCTGATGTAGATGTTTGTGGTCCAGGAGTAAACTGAATTGTTGCTGATGGGCCTAATTTAACACCTTCAACCGCAGTAGAGAATCCTGCGTCAAATGTTAATCCACTAGATGTGCCATATGTTGCACCTGCAGATGTGATCGTATCATCAATAATTATTTCTCCACCCTCAGTATGAACTAACTGAATAGCACCGTCAGTTGTTACTGATGCTGCTGTGTAAGGTATATTGGCAGCAGACCATGCTGTTACAAAATCAGTAGCATCTGTGTTGTCACCCAAACTTACTGTATAAGCTGATGATAGTGAAGCACTATTTGGAAGTGAAACATATACAGAGAATGTATATGGACCGTTAGTGAATGATGGGCTATTATTGTCACCAGTTACCACTGTTGGACCAGTTGCTAATCTTTCATAGATGTATACTGGACCTTGATCGTACTCACCATTGTAGTTATACATTGCGTAAACTGTACCTGCGGGAATAGCCTTGCCACCGGTTGCATCTAGAGAAGATGATGCTGCCCAATCTGATGTTGCAAGTGTGACTGCTTTATTTACCCATGTTGTGGTATTGCCATTAAATTGAGATACTACTGGTAATAAACCACCGCCTACGGCACCAACTTTAATCCATACAGAACCAGTTGGCTTAGGATATGACTGACTTGACTGCCATAATGGCATTTGAGCAGATGTACCAAAAGCTAATTCTGGTTGATAATAAGTTCCTGCTGGAATACCCAATGCAGTTAAAACTCCAGGAGTCGCTGTTGTTATTGTCAAATATTTGTTAGGATTAGCGTCTCCGCCTGTTTGCTTACTAAAAATGCAAAGTTTTCCATCACGAACACTAGCACTTAAATATGCCCAACCTAAATTATTAATATCTGATGCGACATCAGAAACTAAATCGCCAGGGGCTATTGTTATTGTTGTAGAAAAATCACCATCCATATTGATGGAGAATGTACCTGCTGTTAGTGTTGGGTTTGAAGCTGTACTTTGAACTGTAGGCCAATCACCCATCCAGTTACCTGAGCCTAAAACGACCCATGTATTATTAACTGTTTTATAAAAATACTGCTTTGATGTAGCAACAGTGGGAGCACTTGTAGGTGATGGCTGAATAGCAACTACAGCGTAATCCCCAATACTACCAATACTTGGTAGAGGTGAACCGCCAGTCAAATCACCAGAATCAGTGATAATGATAGGAAGCTGTTCAGTGAATTGACCTGTTGTAGCATCAAATTCAAAGATACCCCATGTGGAAGTAGTTGTATCTAACCAGTATGTACCATTATCTGGATTACCAGTTGGACGACCTGTTTGGCCAACTAAACTTGCTAAATCAATGTCTGCTCTTAATACATAACAACGATTTGTGACACCCAATAAACTATAAGCAGCCAATAGACCATATTCGTTAAGTTCATAACCCTGAATAGGTGTACCATTCGTTGTTGTATAAAAGAATGGGTTGCCGTATAGGGTAACGAGGTCACGCTGGCTAGTAACTTGAAACAATTTATTAGCATTTGCTGCCGTCGTTGCGGCAGCTACTCCTATGCCGTTTGGATCAGCTTTGTTTTGTGCTGTTGCCAATACGACTAGAGGAACGGAATTGGTTGGGGCTGGAAGATACTGACTTTGATCAATTATTGTAACTTCTACGCCTGGAGATGTTAATGCCATTTTCTTTTTCCTTTATTGTAAAATTATGAGGTTTACCACCTGAGAATGCATACTATTATTTATGAAAATATATAAAAAAGACGGTATTACCGTGCCTTCGAAGGTTGGTAAGACATAAATACAGTATGAGCATCCTTCGTCCTATTTGTAATCATTGTAACAAAAATTACAAGGCTATAAATTATGTCCGTGACGGGATTACACACTATCGCAGTATATGTGATGAGTGTGGTAGAAAGAAAAATAAGCTTAAACCTAGAAAGGCAAAGTGGCTAAAAAGTGGATATAAGAAAAAAGCCACATGCGATTTATGTGGCTTTCATAGCATCACGCCAACACAGATTACGGTGTTTCACATAGATGGAAACCTAGAAAATATACAATTAAACAATTTACGTAGTATATGTCTTAACTGCGTTGAGGTCGTCAAAAAGAAACATGTAACTTGGAAGCGCGGCGATTTACAGGTTGATTATTGATTGGATTTGATTGTGTAATTTATCGATAGACCCATTATTGTCAATATAATAATCATAATCTAAACCAACACTACTATATTCACTAGCATGAACACCGGCTTTTATTAATCTATCTTTAGCGATAGCCCAACCAATTTGTCTAGGGCCTTTATTAAGATTTTCCGCATCTTCATACCATTCAGGTCTTTCTCCTCTTTCTACTCTACAAGTGATTCCGCCCACACGCTTGATTGCCAAAACTTCATTTGAAAATCGACAATCCGTAATAACTATGTTGTCTTTAGTCTGACGGAGCTTATTTTCTACACTGGCTACCCAAATATCATGATGGAAATTATTTCTGCAAACTTCTGTTCCCCAGTACTGGAGCACCCATCTAGGGGTTACATTCATATTCAATCTTTCTGACCACCATTCATCTTTCTGCTCTCGCCATTCTCTGCTGGATTTAGTAGTTCCTTCTAGGAGTTCGCGGTCCCAACCAAATACTGATGCAACTGCATCTTTAAGACTTGCCGCAAAACTCAATCTTTTAAATCCATGAAATGTGCAAAGATAGTCAGCAATTGTATCTTTGCCTGATCCGATAAATCCCGTCACGCCAATAATCATTAATTTTCCTTATGTTTAATAACCCAATTGTTCATTTCGTTAGACAACCTTAAAAGTTCTTTTCGGTTCCAATGTCTGTATTCGTCATATGTATTCCT